ACAACCAGAAACTGAAACTAAAAAGGAGGCGGCGTAAGCCGTCCTCCACTACCGGAGATAAAGATGATTATATTTGAAGGCGATTTTGTGCAGCTAGTCCAGAACTTTCATGGCAATGACGATGAGTGGTTACATGTTGTAGAGTGTGAGCCTTACGACATAGCCTTGCTTTCAAACGGCGCTAGGGTTCCAGCTACGGACGCATACATTAAAAAAGTGCGATCTTCAAAACAGCACAATGGGTTTTCGGAATGGAAAAGGAAAAATAAGATGGAGGCTATCAAAGTATGACCAAAGGGTGATGGCTCATCCTTCGGAGCTGGCCTAGCCCACCAGTGGTCAGAAACGGGCTTAAAGAGGCAGATGCCTCTTTTTTTTGCCTAAAAATAATGTGTTTTTTTAGTATAAATAGTTGTACATCGACACGGACTTCAGGTATATTTATAACCATTGAATTGATAAACAACTTACCGGAGACAAAGATGGACAACGCATACGAAGCATTTCAAAAAGTAGAAGGAGCAAGAGCATATCTTGACCACCTGAACAGGCACAGACCAAGCCGACAAGATTTATCTGATGCGAAAGAGCAGTTAGCAAACAGGACAAAAGAACTGAATGAAATCTTAGAACGAAGAGGGCATTTATAAATTCCAACTGATGAGATGGGCGGGTAGTTCCCGCCTCGAAACCGAAGGGTCTTGGATAACTAACCGGAGATAAAGATGGAAAACATTAGACAAAACATGCCAATCGAATTGACCAGAAAGCAACGCTCTTTACTCATGCAGGCTTATGACATTGCAGAAGGGTTGAACGCAGACATTAAGTATGAGGTTTTTGAAGACAGGAGCGCATACAACGGGCGCTGGGTTCGTGACTCTTTGATGGTTGAAATTACTGGGAAAACGCCAGAAGGGTATTCATCCAAAACGCTAGGAATTGCAAAGTACCGTTTCATTGCTACTTATGGAGTCAAAGGCGGAGTTAAAAAAGCATCAATTTCGGTTTATCGCCAAGATAGCTCTCGTCCAATCCGGTACACCGATCATGAATTAAAATTGTTAGCTAAAGACTTTGATTTTTTTCATGCCATGTTGGAATACAAAGCAAAAAAGCAGGCATTGGAATCTATTCAGGACTCGAATGTATTTGATGTTTTTGAAGAAGTAAGCAAAGAGTACGAAACCGAAGAATGCTCACTTCAACTCGATGTACGCGCCGAAAAATGGGAGCAAGCTTTCTACAGG